GAGCAATTGGTCAGGGCGCCGCATTCAATCCCGAGGGTTTCAAAAAGATCCCCGGTACTACGTTCCCCCAGTTTATGGGGTGGGCGTGGATGCGGATGTTTCCCATACAGAGTGAAGTGCCTGTGATGGCGTTTGAGACGTTTGATCCAGAAAGTCCTGAACAGGACGTAATGGACGACGACCTCTCGCTGTCACTGAACACGGCCATTCGGCGGTACTGGGATAAGTCTTATCCGGATAACAAACCGGACTTCGACGAAACTCAGCAGTTGCTTCGTGACCGTGATATTGCACTTAACCCCGAACTAGTTAAACGCATTCGTCAGGTTTGCTACGCAATGTACAAACTTGAACTACCATATGAAGCCGATGTCACCCAAAAGGTGCTCACTGACTTCGTGTCGACAGACTTGTCGCTACCAAGCGATTTGTCCGTTCCGCAGAATGAATCTTGGCTCAAGAATGCGACTGCTTTATGCAGTCGTGTTTTCTGTGGCTTTGATCATAGGGACATTGTCCCGAAACACGGACCCGGGGCTGTGGCAACTGGTGAAAAACGTAGCAGAAAGTTTACTTTCTCTCGTCTTTACCGCGCCATAGAGCAGGTGTACTCCTTCGCGGAGTATTTCTGCTGGTCCCTGAGTCACGTGTGTGATTCAATAGATTACATTCAAGGACTAGAGGAGTTGGAGGCAGGCACGGCGAAAGTCGTGCTCGTCCCCAAGGATTCCCGAGGTCCTCGCCTGATAAGTTGCGAACCGCTGGAGTACCAATGGGTACAACAGGGTCTCGGCAATAAGATCAGGCAGTGGTTAGAAGCCCACACTATAACGCGTGGTCGGGTTAATTTCACCGACCAAACGATTAACAGAGAAAAGGCCCGGGAAGGGTCTTACTCTGGTAGGTGGGTCACTCTAGACATGAAGGATGCAAGCGACCGCGTTTCCCTGGTGTTAGTCGAGAGACTATTCCAGGGGACGCCCCTTCTCGAAGCCCTGAAGGCAACGAGGAGTGTTGCTACGCGTCTTCCTAATGGAACTGTTCACGCCTTGAAGAAATTTGCCCCTATGGGAAGCAACTTGTGCTTTCCCGTGGAGGCCTTCGTATTCTGGGCGCTAGCAGTGAGTGCGTTAGTCACGTACAAAGGAATGCCGTGGCGGAAAGCCACGTCATTAGTGTACGTATATGGCGACGACATCATTTGTGACTTCAGAGACTACGAAGTCATTATCACAGCACTTGAATCTGTTGGATTGAAGTTCAACAAGGACAAGTGCATGACTCACGGGTTCTTCCGAGAATCTTGTGGGTTAGATGCCTATAATGGCATTGATGTCACCCCCGTGCGGTTTCGCACGGTGTGGCGCCATGATCGGGTAGTGGCCAATGTCATCGCGTCGTATGTAGCGTATGCAAATTCGCTACACGTGCGCGGTTACCACTGGGCCGCTGAGTTCGTCACGGAAGGGGTGCAAGGGCTCCTGGCTGGTGCCGGGAAACATCCTGTCCCCTTCCTAAACGATGGAACGCAAGATTGGGCGTCAGCCAAGCTGTTCTACGAAGGCAATGGACTCCGCGTAATGCGGACTAAGTCCAGTCGATCGAGTTCAGTAAGGCTGTCGATTCGTCTAGCGTTCTACAGAGATCGCCTCACAGCCGAGACCTTAAACGATATCTACGCGGTGAAGTCGCGCTTTAATAGGCGCTACTTTCGCAAGGAGATCGAGG